TTTGAGATTATTAAGGTAGTACCAGTCTGACCACTACCCTGCACTTTAGGCTCACCGTATGCAGGTACAAAAGAACTACTGTATTTATTGTAGCCTTCAATACGCATATAGCCACCATCCACAGAAGGCTCAAAGTTCTTCATGAGTCTCCCACTACCGGGTGCTTGTGTGCCGTGCTGAAGCGGTGATAGATTGGAAATCAATCCACCACGGAATTCAAAGGGATACGTCTGCCATCCATCAGCCATTATTTAACCCTGTCACCAAAGCCTGAGAAAGCAGTTGATTGTGTAATTGCTGTTGACTGCATATAAACATATTTATTGATAAGAAGAATACGCATCTTCTTTATGCCTTCTTCAAACTTACCTTTAGCTATATTAGCTGCTTGTTCATTGCTTCTAAACATATATGCATGATACATAGCACCATCTAAAATAACTTGTTTAAATCTTTCTGGAATAGATGGAACATCTGTAGAGCTAGAAAGATCTACAGGAATTCTGTAATATTCATAGGCAATTGCATATGCTTGATTAGGAGCAGGGACAACGCCCCACTCCAAACTAGGAGCATGGAATACATAAGTAGGAACATCTTGCTTGCTTGTATCAGCAGAATATTCCTGATCTACAAACCTTTGAAGATAGTCATCATAAGTCATGACACCAAGCCTAACAGTGTCGTTAGACAAAGTAGCACTTTCTTTTACACGGAAGGTGTCAAAGTCAATAGTGCTAGCGTCAGAAGGAAAAGCATATCTTGTTCCACCAACTGTCAAAGTTTCTTCAGCAAGCACATGATTGAAAGGCCACTCATAGTGAGTGTGGTTGATATCTCTAATAGCTGAATTTACAGCATCTTTAATATGAGCGTAGAAACCAGTGGCTGTAGAGAAGTTTGAAGAAGTAAGCTCAACTTCGTTAAGCCTTCTATTAACTTCATTGGTAAGTCCAATATAGTTGTATGCCATTCTTATTGTTCCTTAATACGCAGACGGGTGACTCTCTCAGCTACATTACCACTATTGTCTGTAATTCTACAATAGAATTTATACTCAGTGTTGTTAGTGCCTAGTCCAAGATTGATGGTTGTAACACTACCAGAAATAGTCTGTGATACATTCTGAATACCATTAACAGTGTTCCCTGCTGTAATAGCAGTTTTTACACCAGAGCTATTATCAACAAACCAAGAACAGCTACTAATAGTACCCGTATCTAGAAACCTAGACCAGTCTACACTGTAGTCTAAAGTTTCATCAGGATCTTTGTTAGGCCATCGAAAAGACATTATTAAACTCCTATTCCACTAAAGCAGTTCTATCAGCAGTAGTGGACTTTCTATCTGTATATACTTGTCTAGGCTCTGTAGCCACATAAGATGTTCTGTCATACCCTGTAGAATGTCTATCTACATAAACTCTACGAGACTCAGCTAACACCAACATTGTTCTTTCTTTTGCTGTGCTATGTCTTTCAACATACACAGTGCGTCTTCTATCATAAAGATGTGCTACAGCAGCATAATCAAATACAGATACTGTAACAGCTACTGTACCTACATCTCCGGTAGCAGACAACCCATCAAAGGTTGGTCTAGCATTATTAGCTGCAACAACATCACCAAGACTTGTTGTAGCTTCTACACCAGTGATGGCTACTAAAGCTTTAGCCAGTACAGAGACAACCCCTAAACTAGCTACACCCTCAACACCAACTAAACTTGTTGTGGCCTTTGCCACTATAACAACACTACCTAGTGCTGTTGTACCTACAACACCATCTACAGGAATTCTATTGATAGATCTAACATCAACAGTGCCTATAGCTGCTGTAGCTTCTACACCAGATAGTAATGTAACTGCCTTAGCAATTACATCAACACTACCAACACTTCCAGCAGCAGATACTCCTACTGCTTCTGTTATTGCTTTAGCAACTACAGATACACTACCAACATCTCCTGTAGCAGCTAAGCCAGTAGGTGATACTGTACAACCTAAGCTAAAAGATACAGCATCATTAACAAAGCCAGTAGCAGATACACCAACTAAACTAGTTACTGCTACACCTACTACACCTACATCACCAGTAGCTCCAACAGCTACTAAGCTAACAACTACATGGTTAGCATCACCGCTAATAACAACACCACTATCTGATGTTGCAACCCCTTGCACCCCATCTGGAACATATGCAACATTGCTTTTACCATAACGGGATGTCCCGTATATACCAATGCTATATATTGCCCCCGACCGGGTTGTCGTAGCCATGACCTACGACTCCTTATGCGATACGAACAATAGCGTTGCTTGCGTCTGCTGCTGGGAATTGAATTACAAAGTCACCATTAGTTGATGTCTTATCACCACCAAAAGAAATGACAGCTACAGCATTAGTTGTAGCTGATCCACCATCTGTAGTGGTATTATAAATTAAAGCACCAGCAGCAGTGATGGTTGCATTAGCAAAGGTAGCATCAGCAAAGTCAATGAATGCTGTAGTACCACTGCTAGTGGGATCAATGTTTGTTAAAGTAGCACCACCAGCAGTGTAACCAGTGCCAACAACTTCGTTAGAGGTTGTGTAAGCTGTGGTTGAAGCACCAAGGGTAGCTGAAGATGTGTACAAAGCAATCTTAAATGTATGACCGCTTGTAACATTAAAGTCATGTTTACGCTCAAGCAATTCTTTTTTAAAGCTTGTGCAAAGGGCAGAAGTAATAGCCATTAGAGAATCCTCTTAGTTTTAAAAACGCTCTCTAATAGAGCATACAGAAATGGGAGAGGCGATGAAGCCCCTCCCACATCAACTAGCTATTAGGCCAGTTGCTCACGGTCAACGGAAGCACGAGCTGGGCGACCATCAACATTCATCAAGACAGCCCACACACGCAACTCACCAGAGGTGGGAGCAGTAGTAGCAGCTTGGATGAGCAAGTCGATAGTGTCAGCAGTAGCAATAACGACAGGCTGGAAAGCAGCAGCGTTCTGGGCATAAGCACCAGCAGCAGCAGCATCACCATCAAAGCCATCAACGAATACGTCAACGTCAACACCAGTAACACCCAAGTCAAGAGCTGTATCGTTTGACTCACCACCCAAAACGGTGATAACTTCAAAACCAGCATTCAAGATGAGGGTGTTGGCGGGAACATTGATACACTCGATGATGTCAGCAGCAGCCAAGGCAGAGCCTTTAGCTGTAGCTGCAGCAGCGAAGTCAATAGTAACATCGACCAAGTAAGGGACAGCACCAGCGGTGCGACCAGCGGAGGCTGAACCAGCCAAAGTTGTAACAGTTGCCATTATCGTTCTCCTTAAGCAGCGTTGTATTTAGCAGTGACGATGCCTTCAGGACGCAAGATTTTGCGACCATAAAGATGCATACCACGCACGATGTCAGCGAAGCTGTCGGGATCACGATATGTCTCGGTCTTAGTGATTTGCTGAGCAGTTGCAACAGCAGAGTCATGACCACCAACAATCACACCATAGTTGGTGTTCTGGTTAGCCGTACCTGTAGTGCCGGGACCAGTACCAATTTTTGGCAGGTTGTTAGAAACATAGATGCGGAAGCCATGCAAGTTGTTAATGACCAAGCCGTTCTGCAAACCAGAACCACCAAAGTCACCATTCAACAAACGGCTGTCTTCATCTTTCAACAGTTCAATGAACACGGGATCGACCACCAACCAGCGACCAGCGGAATCAACAAACTGTTGATCTAACAAGCGGCCCATACGAGACACAACCATCAAAGGTGATGCTACGTCTGTAGGCAAGGCTGTTGCACCGGGAAGGCGGGGAGCCAAAGGAATGGAATGCTCACCAGCAGAACCTGTGGTGATGTTACCAAAGCTACCTTTTTTCAGCTTCATAGTAGCCAACAACTCATCAGCACCAGCGGCAGTAACTGCCTTAGTACCAGCGGCTGCTGTACGAGCTGTGTCAGGATTCACATGCTTTGCAGACTGTGAGAAACCAGACAAGTAACCCAAGACATCTTGGTCATACTGATCACGCAAACGATACGCTGCACGATCAGAAGCCATCTGCATGAAGTTCACATGTGAGTGAGCAGCTTCGATGTCATCAATCTTGAAAGCGTAGTAGTTGGCTTGGTCAACAACCAATGTGAAGTCTTCATCATTCAGATCTTGAGCAGTGATTTGTGTACCACGAGCATAGCTCTGTACAGACACTTCAG